CAGCGATGGGTCGATCCCGGGAGCGTCCTTCTCGGTCGGGTAGTAGCAGATCGAGATCGTGACGCCGTGGCCGATGTCGACGCGCTCGCTCACGGCTGGCCGCCCTGGCCGGCGCCGGGGCTGTTCTGGCCGTCCCCGTCCTGCTCCGACTGCGTCCCCTCGACGACGGTGCGCTCCATTTTTACGCCGCCCTCGAACCCGGCCAGCGCTCGCTCCGCCTGCTCCTGGCTCTCGGCGTTGGCGCCGGCCACCTCTGCCTCCACGTCGGTCACGCCGAAGAGGGGAGCCACGCGGGTGGCGGCCGTCACCTGGGTGATGAGCCGCGAGGCGTTCGCCGCGGTGCTGTTCTGGATCATGTCCTTGATGTCGTTCTCGGTGGGGGGGAAGTAGGGCCCCCACTTGAGGCTCATGTACCCGCCGGCGCCGAGCTTCTGGGGTACGAGCTCGTCGGTGGCTTGGCCGTCTGCTGCGGGCGCGCGGCGCATCGGCATGTCCAGCTTGAACTTCCCGATCCGCGTCTGCCCGTCCTCGCCGTCCGGGAGCTGCACCGGGGCCTCGGCCTTCTTCCCGATGAGCACCACGATCTTCATCACCTCGACGATCGCGTCCCCATACTGGCCGCGGAGGTCGTCGCAGCGGGAGATCATCGGGGCATAGCGGAGCTCGATCGCCTTGGCGCTCTGGCTGTTGGCGATGTCCTGGTCGTCGGGGAAGACGGCGCCGGTGATCTCGTCGATCTGGCTCTCCAGCTTGTCGGAGACCTTGAGCGCCATCTCGATGCCAGACCCGGTCATCTCCATGTACCGGGCCGAGCCCTGGAGGCCGACCTCCATCGCGAAGTCGGATCCCTTCACCATCGCCCCATTGCCGTCGACTACGTGGGGATCCGTCGAGGTGATGACGGTGGGATCGCAGTTGGCGAGGGTGGCGTAGTTCGCCTGAGAGATCAGGCGGTCGTTCGTGTCGATCGTCTCGAAGGCCCCCTCGCAGTCGGCGCCGCCGCCGTCCTCGTCCTCCTCATCGGCGATGTTCTGGATCCAGGTGCCGGGGAAGACGCCGAGCCCGTGGTGCAGGGAGAGCTGGGGATCGATCGTCCATGCGTTCGCCGGGTCCGCCTTGGCGGCGTCGACCGTGATCTCGGTGTACCGGATGTCGTCGTTCTCCGTGATGATCCGACGGACCAGGTACTCGACCTGGCGGATGCTCCCGTCGGGCTTGCCGTCGTCGTCAGCGCCGGGCTCCGTGCGGAGCGTCCGATACATGAGCAGCACGCCGCGGAGGCTCCAGTTGCGCTTGTCCTTCCAGATCTTCACCGCGACGTACTTGGCGTTGTGGACCTCGAAGACCCAGCGGCTCTCGACGACGTGGACGGTCATCATGACCGAGCCCATGCCGCCGCCCTTGTTGCGGGCGATCCGCATCGATCGCCAGAAGCGGCCCGCCTCCCTGACCGCGTCCAGGTAGTCCTCGGTGTCCGCGTCCTGCTCGACCTTCACCTTGGGGATTCGCTGGGAGCTGAAGAGCATGTCAGTGAAGCGCTGGGTGGTGGTCTTCGCCTTCCGGGTGGGGGCGGTCGGGCGCTTCTCGCGCGCGGTCTTCTTCGGCGACTCGCCGCCGCTCGGCTGGGTGCCGGCGGGGAAGAGAACCTCGGGCGAGATCGTTTCCAGCGCGTCGGCGCGGTCCCCCCACCAGTCGGTCTTCTGGTGGTCGTACTCGAGTGCGCGGGCGAAGGCTTCCTTCCGGTCGAGCCTCGCGTAACGCTCGGTGACGTCGAAGACCGCCCGCTGCTGGAGGAGCTGCACCACCTGCTGGTCGGTGGGGACGAACGCTGTCGGCGCTGGGGCGCCCTTGATCGTCGTTGCGGCCACGGGTCAGCCTACTCCGGGCGACCGAGATACATCAACGTGGTCCGCCACCACCAGCGAAGGAAGCGGCGGAGCGGGCCGCGGCGAGGCGGGGCGGGCGGTGGAGGCTGCAGGGCGACGAGCGACCTGGTCTCGTCCTCGAGCGCGCGCGTGGAGAAGGGCAGCCAGACTACCTGCGCTGGCGCGCGCGGACGAGGTCCTGCTTGGTGACCTTCCCCTTCGTGGCCTGCCGCTTCAGCTTCTCCTCCCGGATGTACCGGTCGAACGCCTCCGGCCCCCCCGGCCACCCCGTCGTCAGGTCGCTCGGGGTGTAGGCCAGCTTCAGCTTGTCGTTCCTCCATTCGCCCTCCGTCTTGAGCGGGCCCGGCAGGAGCGCCAGCCGCTCGACCGGCCACCAGACAAACCCGTGGTAGCTGAGCGCTTGGCGGAAGCTCTCGTCCGTCTTGCCGTCGCTGTGTTCGGCCAGGAACTCCCGGCGCTGCTGCTCGTCGATCCCGGGCCGCTGGTCCTGAACGCCGTAGTCGAGCTTGGTGACGACTCGGTCCATGGTCGCCTCGTAGGCGCCGGTCGCGGCCTTCTCGATGAAGCCCACGGTCAGCGTCCCTGGCGCGCGCGCATCCGCTGGCCGTTGCGGAGGCACCCGAGAGCCCATCCAAAGTCGGCGGGGTGCATGGGTCAGACCTTCGACCTGTCGCCGCCGCCGTGCCGCTCCTCGTGCTCACGCCGGCGGGCGTCGACTTCCGCCTCGGTCGTGTACCCGGGCGGGACCAACTTGTGGACGATGAAGCCGCCGCTGAGCGCGGCCAGGACCTCGGGGCTCTTCTCCGCCTCCGAGACGCTGTCGGCCCTTACCTGCACCCGCTTGAAGTCCTCGGGCTTCGCCGTGACCGTGTTGACGTTCTTCTTCAAGATCACCACGTCGAAGCTCTGGGTCCGTGGATACCAGAGGTCGTCTTCCGCGCCGGGCGACTCGTCGGGCTTGGGCATGGCGAACAGCCTGCCACCGCGATGGGGGCGGGGTCCACCGGAAACGGTCAGCGGGGGTTGTAGCCGGGCTTGTTCAGGACAGCGGGGCGATCGAGATTCCCTCGCGGACGGAGGGGACGATCCTCGGAGACGACCCGCTCTTTAATCTTCGTGAGGTTCGTGACGTGCGGCGCTTCGGCATGCGCCCCTGCTCTCTCAAGCATGGTCGGCTCGCGCGGGAGAGTCCGCCCGTATCCGGTCGCCGCGCCCTTCTCTAGCTTCTGGACCTGGGCGGTATGGAACGGCGCGTGCGCTGTCGTCTGCCTCACCCCCGGGTGTGGGTCCATCCCCATCGCCGCCTTCGCCGTCGCCTCCTTGGCATAGATCGGACGCCCCGAGCTCGTGTGCCCGACGACCTTGCCGCCGCGCGATCCTTCTCCTGCACCCATGGACGAAAGCCTACCTCCCGGGGCGGGGGTGGGTCCAGTCAGCCTGCCAGCTTCTTCGCGCGGCCTCCTGAAAAATCCTGCCAGCGCTGAACAATTACGTCGCAATAGGCCGGGGTGATCTCGACCCCGAACGCGCGCCGCTCCCACTGCTCGGCCGCCACGAACTCTGGGCCCGTGCCGGCGAAGGGGACGCCGACCGCAGCGCCCGGCGGGGCGCTCGTCTTGATGGCGCGCGCGACCAGCGCGACCGGCTTGGGCGTGGCGTGATCGAAGCGCTCCTCTCCGACCACGCGAGGGAAGCTCCACACGTCCGTCATCGCGTCGTGGGTGTTGTCGAAGTAGCTGCGGGTCTCGCGGAGGGCGGCGGTCAGCTCGCGCCGGTGCTTGAACGACTTCGAGAATCGCTTCGAGATCGCGCCGTAGCTCTCGACGAAGGAGGGGATGCCGGACGGCTTCGTCGCCTTCTGCAATGCCTCGTAGTGTCCTTCGCTGATCGGCATGAACTGGGAGCGCGTGAACCAGTGGCTCGCCATCTTCGTCTTCGTCAGCCGGTTGATCGCCGGGTTGTCCCAGCCGGCCTTGTCGCGCTCCGCCTCCATCCACGCGCGCAGCGGCTCGTAGCCGGCGGAGTAGTCGTCCTGGTTTTGGTTGCCGAGGAACTGCTGGCCGCCGAGCATGAAGAGGAGACAGCGCTCCGACGCCGGCGGGTACGAATGGGCCGAGGCGGTCCGTTCTCCGTGGCCGTGGCCCTTCTCCCAGACGATCTCGTTCCGCATGACGAGCCCACCAGCAGCTTCGAGGTGCCGCCACCACCACCGCCAGAGGTCCGGGGCGTTCCCCCAGACGTAGGAGCTGCCGACCTCCGAGAGGTGCTTGCGCCAGGCCGCCCACCACTCGTTCTGAAAGGCGTCGAGCTTCGCCTCGTAGAGGTTGTCGTTCTCGATTCCCTCGGCCTCCTTCCCCATTCCGTAGGGTGGATCGGCGTGGATCATGACGAGCGTCTGCTGCCAGAGCTGCCCCGGCTTGGTGACCGACCGCTTCGGGAGATCGGGGACCGCCTCTGCGTCTCCCCGCCCGCGCGGCTCGGTGTTCTTCAGCCGCGCCAGGAAGGTCACCAGGTCCGAGGACGCGAACCCCGTCGCCCGCAGGTTCTCCTTCCCGATCCGCGACAGCGCCTCGACCAGTTTCTTGTTGTCCCAGCCGCCCTTCTCGACCGCTCGGTTGTCGCCGACGAGGTACTTCAGCAGGGCCTCGTCGCTGGCGAAGCTGACGCCCAGGATCACCGGAACCATCCAGGCCCCGTCGAGATCCTCGACACCTTCTGGCACCGGCGCGCCCGCCGCCTTCATCGCCGCCAGCTGGTCGAGCCGGCCGTGGCCGAACGCGAGGAGCCCGGACCGCTCATCGAGGAGCGGCGGCGAGACGAAGCCGTTGTCGGCGATCATCTCCTCGATCAGCGCCTGGTCGTGGAGCTTGCTGTTGTCGGGGTGCTTCCGCTTCAGCAGCTCGTCGAGGTCCATGTATTGGATCCTCTGGCGGCGCGGCCCATCGACCACCGGAAGCGGCGCCAGCGCTGGCCCCGCCGCCTTCTTCTTCCGCGCGCTCACTTCGCCACGATCTGGTAGGCGCGAAGGTCCGGCGCCTCGTCCGGCATGATGATCAGCGTGCACGGGTGGGGGTGCACCAGGTTCCCCAGCGCCTGCGCCTCCCGCATCCGAAGGTCCGGCGTCTTCGCCTCGTACGCCGATCTCGTCATGGTGAACACGTAGCCCCTCCGCGCTCCCCCGAGCCGCAGCTTGATCGCCACGTTGGCCAGCTGCTTCAGGGGACCGACGTCGGCCCGTTCGATCTCGATCACGTCGACGGCGCGCGGCTTGGGCATGGCCCCGGATGCTACCCGAGGTCGGTCACCGCCTGCTGAAGTTCCGACCCTTGAACGGCGTCGACCGCTTGGGCGCCCACTTCGAGGCGGCATCGCGGCAGATCCAGGCGGCCATGACGACGTCGGTGCTGGTCCCCTTCGGGTAGTTCACGAACTCGTCGCGGAACCTGCACCAATCGCAGGCGCACGCCGGCGGGTGCCCCTCGAACTCCCCGCCCGGGATGATCCACCCCTCGTTGAAGAACTCGACCTCCAGCGCCGGCAGACCCACGTCGGGGTCCGTCTTGTTCGAGCCGGTGGTGAACGACTCGATCTTCATCCAGAAGTCGTACTTGCTCTCCTTCACCCAATCGATCAGCGCCTGCTGGTACCCGTTGTTCTCGACCTGGATGAAGCGGACGTCGTGGTTCTGCACCACCTCGGCCAGGTTGCGGGCCGTGTCGGGGGACGTCCAATGGCCGCAGCGGATCTCGACCGGGCAGCGGCGAAGGTTGGCGTCGAGCCCCAGCGCGAAGATCGCGTTGCCCTTCCGCTTCTTCCCCGCGAGGTCCACCCCCACGTACACCGGCATGCGGCGCGCGGCGAGCTCGGCGGCCATCAACCCGGTCTGGACGCACTTCTCGAAGCTGGGGAACTTCCGCTCGCCGGGGGTGACGGCCTCAAGCCGGTACCCGTGGCTGAAGGTGAAGGGATCGCTCTGGACCTCGCGCAGCTTTTCCAAGCTGTGCTTGACCGGCCAGATGGGGATCGCCGGGAGCGGGATGCCGAAGTTCGCCACCGATTAGACCAGCGGCTCCTGGTCTTCGACGGTCGGGTCTTCCGTGCGAAGGGGCAGGACCAGACTCACCGTCGGAACGAGCGCTGGCGTGGAGAGCGGCGGGACCGGGAGCGTGAGCCCGAAGCCCGGCGCCGCCTGCAGCACGCGGAGGTCGACGAGGCCCCAGTTCACGTTCCGCGCCCAGCTCGCGACATAGACGTCCTTGCGGATCCCCACGTCGCCAGCGAAGGCGTGGTCGAAGCAGTCGAGCGCCACCAGGACCTGGCAGCCAGCCGGGACGCCGTTCGCGTGGCCGTCGACCAGGACGTTGCGCACGCGCCCCGCCCGAGCGTCCCAGACCGCCAGCGCCCAGCCAGTCGACGCGCGCGCGACGGCGCGGAAGTCCGCCCACCAGCCGTCGAAGCCGCCGGGCCCGACTGCGGCGGTGAAGGCGGGCCCAGGGCCAGCGACGCCGGCGCCGCGCGCGAGCCCGCCGAAGAACAGCTCGTGCAGGACCACCGCGTCGTAAACGGTTGGCGCCCGCCGCAGGAGCGCCTCGGCTGGGTCGGGGCCAGCCTTCACCCCGAGGTACTCGCCGACCGTGTAGTCGAGCGTCGTGTACGGCACGCGGCGCCCGACCATGGTGTTGACCGGCGGCCCATAGGCCCGTCCCCAGCTCGAGAGGAGCGTCTCCACCGTCTCGAGCTTCGCCAGCGCGCCGGGCCATTCGGCGTACTCCTCGCGCCAGCGGGAGCCGGGATCGAGCCAGGTCGCGAAGGTCTCGGCCCAGTCCTCGTCCGCGTGCTTCTGGGCGTAGTGGGCGTTGGCCGCCGAGACCATCCCGTGGAGGTGGCGCACGTAGTCGGTGCTGGTGGGGTCGGGGGTGTACTCGTCGAGGTAGGGGGCGAAGAAGTCGCCGAAGGTCCGCTTCCAGTAGCCGTCCCGCCAGATCTCGAAGGCGTAGCCGAGCGCGTGACCGACCTCGTGCCGCAGGATCGAGACCACCTCCTCCCGCGTGTAGCGCTGGTCCTGCTCGTTCACGAGCTCCCAGATCCGATCGCTCGCCAAGTACCAGGGGAGGTTGATCGAGGTCGCCTGGTCGGTCGTCCAGAAGTCGGGCTCGCCGATGTACCAGAGCGGCCGCCACACGATCCCGCGCGCGGTCAGCTCCCCCTCGACCTGGGCGACCGCCTCCCCGAGCTGGCCGTCGTTCACGGTGAGCGCCAGATCGCGCACGGGGGAGGCCAGGAGGGCGGCGAGCTCGCCCGATGGGATGGACGGCGGGAAGCGCGTCGGCTGCGCGCGGGCCGCGTCGAGGGCGGCGAGCTCGGCCACGTAGCCCTGGTAGAGGGTCAGGTGGTCCTGCAACGTTTTGTCGCTCACCCCAACGAGTCCTTGCGCCAGGTTAGGAAAGCTGAGAGCACCGACAGCGATCGGCTCGATCCTCTTTTTCTTCCCGGTCGTCCATGAACCCGTCCGCGTCATTCGGTCCTCGCGAAGTCTCCGTGTAGTTCCTTGGCAGCGACGGCATATGCGCTGGCGGCAACGCCCTTGCTCTCGAACCTCCCGAGTGTGTGGTACTTGCCCGAGGCCACGATCTGGGCGACCCATTTGCGGCGCGCGGTGTCCCAGTGAACGCCCTTGACCCCGCTCGTGTTGTCGCTGCGCTTGCGGCAGTTCTGCGCGTTCTGCTCGTCTGAGGCCGGCCTCAGGTTCAGCCGGCGGCAATTGAGTCCGTCACCGTCGTGATGGTCGAACTCGATCCCGTCGATCGCATATCCCGCGCGTTCCGCGATCACGCGATGAAGAAGGAAACACGTCTTCTTGCTCGCTCCGCGTGGGCCGCGTTCGATGCTCCGGATCGCGTACCAGGTCTTCTTCCCTCGATGCGCCGCCCAGTTGAACAGCTGCAGATCGGCGTCGACCAGATCGACCGTCGCGAATAACCCGCGCGTCAATGCGATGCGCACGACATCGCCATCAACGACGGCCTGGCGCTTGACTCCAGTTTTCAGGCAGCCGCACGACTTCGTATGTCCATTGGTGAGATCGCAGCCACGCCGCACGGTCTCGCGACCGCAGTCGCAGCGACAACGCCATCGACCGGCGACGCCAGTCCTGGTGAGCACCAGCAACCGGCCAACGCGCTGTCCGGTTCTGTCGATGAATTCCCGTGCGGCCATTGCAGGCCCCAGCATAACGCAGGCGCGGCGCGCGCCCGTTTGTTTCATGACCATCACCCGGCGGCGGCGGATCTCCCGCCGCACCATCCCGGGCGCGCGCCGCCTCCCGCCGCTACAACCTACCGTCGCTTGAACAGACGGTCGACGTCCAGCCGCTTCGCCAGTCGCCGGCAGGCGATGCAGTCGACGGCCTTCGTCTCTATCGTCACCGGGTCAGCCGGGGACCAGGGGACGCCGCAGGCGGGCTGCATCTGCCGGCCGTCGGAGAGGTGGAGGATGCGGGGGCGGGCGTTGGGGGCGACCGGGGGCGGCGCGGGGCGGAAGAGGTGGCGCAGCCAGCGGATCACCGGTACACACCGTTGCCGTGGCACCGACACGAACATGCCGCGCCAGGCGCTCCGCCGACCTTCAGGTTGCTGCATCCGACTGGATCCAGCGCGTCACACCAGCATCGCTCCCGCGCGCGCCGCTCGTTCCACTGCTTGCGGATGAGGGCGGCGATCACGGCTGCCGCGACCTCCATCAGAGGCCGTCCCCGATCGTGGTCCACCCCTCCCGGGGGCGGCGGGCGAAGAGTTCCACGAAGGGGCC